AAATCTAATTCATCATGTATTTGTATATGAGGTACAATTCCTTCTTTGTATAATTCTAACATAGATTTTTTTGTCATGTCTGCTGCACTACCTTGTATTAATTTATTTAATGCTTTGTAAGTGTATGCACGTTTAATCCCTGGTCCATGTTCCCTGAGTGCATCTTCGTGTGGCATGGCCTTATGCATACCAAAACTATTTGGTTCCCATAAATGAAACCTGCATAGTCGTCCCAGCAATGTTCGTATCTGGCCACGGTCCTGTGCTCTGTTAGATGCTTTCTCCATTAGTTGCTTAACAAACGGAACTCTCTTGTGATAGGTGTTAAATAAATCTGCAGCTTTTTCTTTTGTTACACCTAGTTCCGCTTGTAACTTATTCTTACCCATACCATAGAATAAACCAAGGTTTATTGTTTTGGCCTGTGAACGTGGTATTTGAGCCATGTCTGCTACTGTTTGGTGAAAGTCTGAATTTGGGTCTGTTTCGTACGCTTCTACAACGTCATATACAGACGGTAATTTGTACAATGCAGCATAATGCACTACCAACCTAGGCTCTTGCTGAGAATAGTCAAATACACCCCATCTATGGCCCTCCTCGGGTATAAATAAAGACCTTATCTTAGGTCCTAAATCCTTATTTCTAGCAGGAATTTGCTGTAAATTAGGGTTTTGATAAGAAAACCTGCCGGTTACTGTGCCACCGCCTGCATTTCTTAATTGGTTTATTTCTGCATGTATTCTGCCTTTGTGTTCGTAACGTAAAATAGAATCAATAAATGTTGTGTGTGCTTTGTTTATTTCTCTTGCCTGTGCAATCATATTTACAACAGGATGTTTGTGTTCTTGTAAAAAGTTTTTTGTAAATGATGGTGCTTCTGTTTTTTCTGTACGTGGATATTCTAATCTTAATACATCAAATACATTTGCAATAGATCTTGCAGCCCATATCTGTGTGTCTATATTTGTTTCTAGTTTTATTTTATTTAAAAGTTCACGTTCTGAATCTTTAAATTGTTTTTTCATAGCTTGTGCTTTTTCTACATCTACACGCACACCTTTAAACCTCATGTCAACAAGACAAGGAAATAGTTCTGTTTCTAAATCAAATATATCTTCTAAGTCTTGATTAAGAATTTCTTTTTTCATTTCTTGCCATAAACCTAATGTTGCTTCCGCATCTCGTTCGGCATATGCACCTACATGCATTGCAGGTAATTTATACATTTCAGCTTTAGGATCTATACCCCATTCTTCTGCAGCTTCTGCTAATGCAGCTTCGTTCTTACCAAAGCCCAGGTAATGCCATGACAAACTATTAAGATCATATCTAAATCTATTTTCATCAGTCAATGCAGCTGCTATCATAGTGCAAACAATGTCACCGTTTATTTTAAAACCCATTGCTCGTATCCAACAAACATCATACATTGCATTGTGAAATACTTTTGTTGATGGTGCTTCTAGTATATCTTTAAACCATGACAACACTCGTTTCTTATCCATGTTACCACCACCTTCATGACCTATAGGAAAGTATCCTTTGTAATGTTTTGTTGCAACAGCAATACCAATAACTTCTCCATTACCTATTACAGCACCGGATCCTTTTTTAATTAAGTCAGGATCTTTTGTTTCTAAGTCAATTGCAATCTCATCAACCTTACGCAGGTCAGGAAATTCTGTAGGTTTTACCCATTCAGTTTGTGCTTCAAACTTAGGAATTTTCATTGATGCCCCATGAGTTTGGTTTTTCTTTTGGTAAATTTTCTTTTGGTTTTTCTATGGTAGGATAGTCTCTTTCAATTACCATTTCTAAAAAATGTATCGCTTTCAAAATATCTTCCTTCCCGTTTTTATCTTGATGACGGATAATATATTTTATAGCACAACCTTCAGGATATAGCAATTTATTCTCTACTACAAACTTACTGGGTTGAATCTTATATTTTTGATAGTGACTCCCACCGTGCTGTTTATCCCAAACTTTCGATGTCATAACCTTTGTCCTCCTGTTTTGCTGTCATTATATATAAATTTTGTTTTGTACGTGTTACACCCACATACCAAACTCTGTGTTCTTCATCGTGTTTATCATCGCTTTTATCTACTGCGTCTCTAATTTTTTTTGTGTTATCTAAAATAATTAAAACGTTTGTTGCTTCACCACCTTTTGCTGCATGTATCGTAGATAGTTTTACTCTAGCCGGTTTAGATAATTCTTCTTTTAATCGTAACATTTCTCGTATGTACAAACTTTCTTCAGGATCAGTTTTAAATACTTCGTACCATTCTACGGTTCTTGGATAACCCCACTCAAATAAATCATACATTCTTTCTTCTGTTATGTTTATATCTTCTTCTAAAAATTCTAAAAGATCTTTACATTCGGACAGAGATAACTTGTCTCCGTTAGTCCATCTGGTATAATTTTTAATTGCTGTATACAATCTTGTCTTATAACTCTTTCTGCCTTTTATTTCAAAGTAAATAGCCATATCTTTGAGTAATGGTTTTAACTTAATTAATTTGTCATTTGTTCGTGCTAGTATGAGCCAATCACCTTTATGCAAAGGTGCATCCTCAATAGATGTAATGTGATTAACGGTCCCTGATTCCGGACGCGGTGCCCATTGTTTTTTAATTCTTCTATTGTCAGGTATGCGGTCTAAGATTTGATCAGCTATCTTTTGAATTGTGTCAGGAACACGGTAAGATTGAGGCAATATTATGTCCTTAGCAGGTTCATCTTGAAATCGTTTTACATCAGCACCAGCCCACCCATAAATGGCTTGATCATCATCGCCTGCTAGTATAACATGCTTAGAGTTTTTCTTAAGAATATCATACATTTTCCACTGAATTGGCGATAAATCCTGTGCTTCATCAATAAATACTACGTCATATTTCGGACACAATTCAGATAAATTAAACCTTTCAATCATGTCAGTAAAATCAACCAATCCGTACGCTTGCTTGTAATTGTCTACTTCATCTTTGAATATTTGTAATTGGTGTTTATCTATGTCTTCAGAATACATATCGGTGTCATACTCTTCTTGAATAGATACGTTTTTAATTCTAGCTGCATTTATAATATTAAAATATTCGCTGTCAGAATCTACAAACCCTGTCTTTTCTTCACCATTAGAATACACGGTAACTTCTATACCTAGTTTTCTACCTATGTCTTCGTAGTGTTCGTCCTGCATTACTTGCGCTTTCTTTATACCTAGTTGTGTAAATGCCAGTGAGTGTAGAGTTCTAAAATGTTTTAAATGTTTTTTCTGTAGTTTAGGAGAAGAGTCTAACATCCTATCAACTGCTTCGTTAGCAGCTTTTGTTGTAAATGCAAAGTATCCTATCTTATCAATCGGTGTGCCTAGTTTAACAAATGTTTTTACATAGTTAATAAGTCTAGTTGTCTTACCTGTACCAGGAGGACCCAGTATTTTTCTAATCACATTATCTCCGTGTTATGTTTTATTTTTGTATGATTTATTTCTACGTCCTTAAATTCTTCTATGTTAATCATTACAATATTCTTTGTAGGTGTATTGTATTTACCTTTTTCTTTTGTAGGAAATCGCTTTTGTTCTAGAAATTGTATGTCACATTTTTTGTAATTAGCTTTCATCATAACACCTGTTTTATCTTCACCGTGTTTCCAATTCTTAGATTTTAACTTGTCATAAAACTTATCAAACTTAAAGTATGCATAACCTTCTTCTATCAATACTGTACCTGATTTAAAGCTAGCATCGTTTTGTGCTTTGGGCCCATTAATTTTTGCATGCAATACATCATGGAGTTTTTCTTTTGGTGATGTGCCTATCGGAGGATTAATTATTTTTTGTGTATCGAACAATGTTTCTAGTACCATTTGATCTTCATCACCTTTGATTATTGGTGGTGGAAAGCCCGCAGCTTTAGCTATTGCATTTCTACGTTTACGTTGATCTGTTACATGTTCAATTGTTTTACAATGCACAGATGCTTTACCAATACCATCAGGTTTTGTTACATCAAATTCATATTCCGGATCAGGTTCTATATCTATCTTACGTAGATTAGTTAACACAGGATATGCACCTTTAGATCCTGCTAATACACCAAATTTCTTTTTAACACATATACCTTTCTTACAAAAATCACTAAGAGGACTTTGATTACAGGTATATCCTTTCTCTGATTTATTCCATGATCTAGTCTTTTGTTTTAGTTTACTGTCGTCCCATGCATTAGCATGCTCTCTTGCAAAGTATTTTACTGGTGCATTTTTTACTTTTTGTTCCCAACTATCAGGGTATTTCATTTTAACAAACACATGGTAGTTATACATAAACCTATCTTTGCCATCAAAGTTAGGTGCGTTAGATCTTTTAGATATCAAAGCAAGACAAGGTGGTCCTTCTGTAAAATCTTCGTCAACACCTTCCATAGATTTTAGTTCCATGTTTTCTGTAAGAGTTTTTAAGTCGTCAACACTTGTAGTATTTGCCTCTACAACTTTTATAAATTGATCTAATGTAAAAAATGTGCCGTCTATATTTATTGCTCTACGTTTGTTGCTTTCAAAATATGGTAGGTTTATAAACTGTCCTGGTTTTATAACCCCTGTTTCCGGATCCTTTGTTAGTTGTGTTTGCTTTGGAAATATCTCACAATCAGATTTAAGATTAAAGATAGGTAGTAAGTTACTTAAGAAAGATACAATTAAAGTAGATTGCACAAACTCATTCATAAATAAATATAAATGCAGCCCACCACTCTTAGATTCTATCGGTATAAGAGGTAATTGATATTCTTGTATTGTTTCTAAATAAAGTTGTTTGTTAAAATTTTCGTATTGTTTTGGGTCTATGTCTATAACACCAAATCTTGCATCACCATTCTCGTTTGTTGGTTGTATACCAACAGATATTTTACCGGTTAAATGATCTTGATATATATTGTCTGTAAATTCTTCGTAGGTCCATCTGTAATTAGGTTTTTTCTTTCCGCTTTCAGGGTCAACAATGGCGTTAGTCCAGTCTGCGATACCATACGCATGTCTATAGCCATTAAATATTTTTATATATTCCTGCATAATTATCCTGTCTACGCGGGCCACTCAGTCTCCCTCCTGGCCCACGTTGTGCACTCATTCTCTTAGAGAATTAGATTATGCTCGCTTCCTTTGGTTTCTCTTCACCATGCTTAGCTTTCACAGCACCTTTAGAAATACTGTCAGAAAAAGATTTAGCTTGTTGATAGATACTTGCGTCAGCGATTGGACCAACTTTACTTACTTCCCAACCAAACCATGTGCCTTTGTCATTAGACATTTGGGTAGTCTTTAGTTTGTAAATGTGGCTAAAAGATGCCGGTGTATATAAACCGTTTTTACCTTTTAGTTTTATGCCCGACATCATTGAATTCCATTTTCTACTAATTTTTAATTGAGTAGATTTCATAGAGATCAACGCAGTCGATGGACTGTCTCCAGTTATGATTACAAAGTGTGAT